ATGAGCATCTTTATTGATGCGGGGTCGAGGCTTTCTAAAACTTCTAAACTACTTTTTTTTTGAGTTGTGCCAGCGGGGGCGGGCGGGGTGGGTGTGGGTTCTTGGGGGGTCGAGCCTCCCGAAGTATCCCCGCCTTGGTCTTTTGCAATCTGCTGTTTCTCTTCCTTGGTCGTTGGAATGGTTGTGCCAACATTGACCCCAGCGATGATTGCCCTTGCTTGGTCTGGGCTGATGGTCGGGAAGGCCGCCGTGATAATCGAAACCGCACCCTCCTTGGATACTGCACCCATAGCAACCGCATTGATAACATTGATGAGCGAAGCCACTTGTGCCCCATTGAGCGAAGCACCGCCAAGCATATCCTCGTCCGAAGGTTGTCCAGCGGGTTTCTGCTCGCCTTCTGGTGTGGTTGCTTGTGCTTTTTGTGAATCTCTGGTCAATCCCTCTGCGGCGATGTCGGAGATTGTATCTGCTGATACTTCGTACTCCCCAGCCAAATCCTTCACTAGCTTGGCCTCAATAGCCCTCTGCCTCATAGCACTCTCAAAGTCTTGCCCACGCTCTGCGTAGATGTCGGCGGCGGTGCGGAGTCCAGTCTTGAACTCGGAGATTGCGGAAGCGGATTCTCTGCCCAAATCAATAGAGACATTAGCCCCGAAGTTAAAAATGCCCCTAGTCGTTCTGCTTCCAACATTCTCCTCAATCAATCCCCTTGCCACTCCGTCTGCAATCACGATGTTCTTAATGGGGCGAAGAACTTTATCATCTAGGAGCTTCTGGTATCTGCGGAAGGTTCGCCCTGCTTGTTGCATTTCAAGTCTAGCGGTCGGGCCACTCATAGCGGAGGGGTCTACGGCGAATGAATAAGGGATGCCGAGGCCAAGGCAAATGTTCCGCAAAAGAATCTTATGGAACTCTGCGAATGCACCAGAGGGACGGCTCGGCCCATCTGGAAACACAATATCTTCACCCGGTTCTAGGTAAGAGATTTTCCCAGATTCAATCGCCTCTAGTTTGATTATGCTTCCGTTAATGTCTTGGTCATTTGTGAGGGAGGACAGATCGGAGGCGTTGTTATTATTTCGCTTAATAATGCCAGCTTGCGAGCTTGCATATTTGGCGGCCATTTTCTCGAATCCGATGATATCGTGTATGTCAGTTGCATCATTGATTGCGGTGTGGAAAGCAGAGATTCCTCGGTACTGGTCGATGCGGAGTGGGTCGAATAAGTGAAAGGCTTGGCTTGAGGGGATGGTTGTCTGGAATGAATACATATCCCCAATGCTTCGGCTGTAAATGTCGTAGGCTGTCGGTGAGCCAGTTCGTTGATCAATATGAATTCCACCAATTAACTCGGAGCTAGTATAAACTTTGTAAGGGTCTCCAAGTCTATCACCCTCAATGCCTTGTATTTTTAAGTTTCCGTCAGAATCTCTCACGAGGACGAATAAAAAATCTCCGTCTCGTAGCATACTGATCATCGCCACCTGCATAAGTGTTGAACCAGTATGTCTTGTCGTGATGTCGCACTTGTCCCACCACTCTGCCCAATATGCCTCAACCTCGCTATTGACTACTGGATTCTCTGTGCGGGCTTGGTAGGAAATGTTGGCGGCGGTATGAGAAGCGAACTTCATTAGGATGGAGCGAATAAGCCCAACATTCTCTGCCAAGTCCCTCGCCCTTTTCATCAATTCTACTCGGTCATAATTGGAACGATAATCTTCCGCACCCGCAAGCGAACTCGGCCCTTTGCGTTGGCGGGAATACTTTACTGCGTCATACTCGAAGTTCTTAATCTTTTGACGAGCAACAAGCCTATCAACTGCCCCTTTAGGATTAACGAAGGCAATCGCCTTGTCGATCAGATTGAGAGAGGCTTTTTTCACGAGCCGAAGTTTGCGTAGGTTGTGCGAACCCTAGTACCAGTCGCTTGTTGAATGGCTAGGGTTAGTTCCATAATCGTATCTCTCACCTCACCGAGATTCGCTCTTGAAAACGAACGACCAGCTATCGAATAGCTTGAACCCGCCACCGCTATCGCCTCAAGACAAGTGATATACTTATCACGAAGAGAAGTTAGGGTGGCAAGGGGTAGCCCGATGAAATCACCCTTCGCCATTATCAAACTCACTTTCTGTCAAACTTGCGGGAGAGACTTTCAATCGTCCATATAAGGCCGCACCAACGATGTTCATACACTCGCAATCCATTAAGTGATTATGCTTACCGACTTGCTTCCACACAAGCCTTTCCCTTCCAGTCATAGGGTTTTTCACTCTTACCTTTACCTCTGCTTCAATATGGACTCGCCAAACATCGGGAGTGTCGAGGGCTATGTAGCCGGGTTCTTTGATGAGGTTGGAGAGGATGTCTTTGATGGATGGATTCGACCATCGCCAAACTGGGCAGAACTTCCACTTCCACCCCGCCTTCGATTGAACCGCCTTACCGCTGAATGGGTCTCCATTGGCGATTCGAGCGTAGGGGCGTTGTAGCTTTTGCTCGCCCACAATCTCGGAGAAGCTGGTGCGGTCTGAACCAACCAACGCTATCCAGCCGTTCTTACAGCAGTTAAAATATACATCTCTGGTTTGATCGCCCGAATCGCAGAAAACGCACTTCGATTCCACCCCGAACTCCTCGGCCTTGGCTTGGATATCTCCCCAAGTTTCTAACCGCCCTGCCCACACTAGCCTTGACCTACCTTCCAAATCCCAAGCCCTCACGACACACCAAGCGTGGAAGCCCCCAGCCTCTTGGATGTCGCAAGCCATAATCAGCTTCTCGTTCACCCGGACTTCACCCATCTTGTAGTCACCCGCCACAATTTCCATCTTCTCGCTTTCGTGTTCCATCCAAGGCTCGGCTAGAACTCGGTTCACGAAGTCTTGTAGCCCTATGATTCCATTGTGCTTATCTTGCAGAAACTTTACTGCCAAACTTCCAAAGCTAACCCAAGGGGCATAGAGGCCATTAAGGTGATAGGAGCGTCTAGCTGGTTCGCCCTTCAGATTGGTTGCCTTCCATTCGCCCTCTCGAAGCATCTTGGTTTTCTGTCCATCTGTAATCTTTCCTTTGCACTCCTCGCACTCGTAGTAGGTGCTAGATTTCACCAGCTTAAAATCATAAACCCCATCTTCGATCTTGGCCGCCTCGTCCCACTTCACTTGCCCCCAAACTAGCTTCTGCTTGTGCCCACAATGAGGACAAGGCACGAAGTAGAATCGCATATCCCCTTTTTGCCATTCAGCCCAAATGATTGAGTCTGCAGTTGTGGGGGTGCTGGTCGCTATGATTAAATGATTTGGGTAGGTGCTAACTCTAGCCTCTGCTAATTGAACTGGATTCGCCTCTCTCCCCGACCCTGCTTGTTCTGGAAACTTGTCCACCTCATCCATACATAGGAGGGCAATCGAGCGACTGGAAAGAGCCGAAGGGCTTGTGCCAGCCCACCAGACCGAGCATCGCTTAAAGTGTTGCTCTAGGATTTTGATCTTGTCGGTGTTGTCTGGTTTCTCTTTTGCTAGGGCTGGGCAATCGTCAATCATCGGCAACCACCTAGTTTCTGTGAATGATCTTGCAAGATGTTCGCTCGGCATTACCCACAAGGCGGGGCAAGGTCGCTCTGCTATTCGGTACGCTAGGCCAGCTAGAATCGTTGTGGTCTTGCTTGTCTGTGCCCCCCACACAAGCACCACCCTCCGAATCGAATCATCACCAAAAGCCTCTAGTGGCTCTCGAACATAGGGCGTGAGGTTAGTTGAGTACGCTCCGGGTATGTTTGTTACTCTTGCGGAAAGCGTGAGGTTTTTCTCTGCCCACTCTGGAATTGAGAGTTGTTCCCTTGGCTCAAATAAAAGACGAGCGAAGTTCTTGGCCTCATCGATCTGGTTCATCTCTTGACCATATAATCTTTTGCGTATGCCCACGATGGCTTGATATGGATTTCGTGATGGCACTCAAAACAAACAGCCAAGAAGAACTCAACCTCATTGAGCCTATCCCCAAATCTCCCTCGCCTATGGTGAACTTGGCTCGCCATCTTGCATCTGCACACTTGGCAGATTGGGTTGTTGGTTAAAAACTTTTCCCTTACATCACGATAGACTTCGTTCTGCCCTCTTCTTTTTGCAGATACTCGGCGTAGTTTCCCGCCTCGCTTGAGTGGGGTTTTGCGTTTAAGTGGTGTGCGTTTCATCGGTCATCAAAGTAGGGGAGGATTATTCCTATGATTCCAATACCAGCCAAGACAATTAAAAAACACTCGTTCATTTGAACGCTCCTTCTGCTTTCTGAATGGTGACAAAGATTTGATCGATGCCCTCTTGAATAGCCCTTTTGGCACATTCTGGGTCGGAGGGGTTTGCTCTTGCGGCCAAGCTCGAAGGCATCGCATCCATTAGGTTTCTAATTGCTCCCAACCATTTGCCGAACACTTCTCGCACCTCGTCCATTCTCACAAGCACTCTGGTTACTTCCTCGAAACGAGCGTGTTCCATTTCTGCTTCTGCGACTCGCTTTTTTGCTTCGCCCCATCCTTGCACGGCGGCTCGCATAGCGACTGGGTTTTGATTGTTTGCCGCCGTGGCGACCAATGAGTAAGCAACTACCTCGGCTTGCTTCGCTCGATTCAATCTGCCAAGCGAGGTTTTCGATTTGTATGACTCGGCATCCGAGTCCTTCAATGGCTCGGAGGAGGTCTGGGATGGTGCGTGGAGATTCTTGCTCACCCGCTTCTGGTTGGCGAGTCTCCACCTTTGAGCGTCTGACTCGCTTGTAAGGGGCATACCTCGCTTTACCATTCGAGACAACTGCCCCGCATCGATGCCCCACTTTTCTCGGAGTTCTTTTTGGGTAATCATTGGCTAGGGCAAGTGCGGAGGGATAATCCTCATTCATTTGGCAAGCGTGGCCTTTTTGCCAGTAAGGTTTTCCCATCGCTTCACTATCACATCGCAGTAGTTCGGGCTGATTTCCATTCCGTAGCATTTTCGTTTTGTTTGCTCTGCACCAATAAGAGTTGCGCCAGAACCTAGAAATAAATCAAGAACCAACCCGCTTGCTGGACAAGAATTTGATAATGCTCTTACCGAAAGCTGAACTGGTTTTTGAGTTGGGTGAAATTCGTTTTTACTGCTTCTGTCGTATTCCCATACAGTAACTTCATTATTGGGGCCGAACCAATCCGCACCTTTTGATTTTTTGTATCCATACATACAAGGCTCGTGCTTGCCCTTATACCTTGCGTTGCTCATAAATTGTGCGTGGTTTTTTACCCAAATTATTTGTGCCGATATGTGAATCCCTGCGGCTGCGGCTGCGGCTGCGGCTGCGGCTATATGTCCATCTGCATACCAAATATAAAATGCCGACCTATCGGTTGTATTTTTTACACATATTGGAAGAGCCTTTTCATATACTTCAGTACCAAGATGATCGTCCTTTAACTTTTCTCTTTTCTTCATTCCCCCATCATAATCGACCCCATAAGGCGGGTCGGTAAAAACCATATCGGCCTTTTCTCCATTCATCAGCCTAGCCACATCTGCCTCGCTTGTTGAGTCACCACAAAGCACCCTATGTTCACCGAGAATCCACAAGTCACCCGGCTTGGTAATCGCATCGACTGGAACTTCTGGCACTTCGTCCTCGGTTACTTCTGGGTGTGCGTCCTCCATCATCAGGGCGATCTCATCCATCCCAAACCCAGTAATTTCCATATCTAGATCGCCAGTATCGATTTCCTCTAGGATGTCCTTGAGCATCGGCATATCGAACTCTCCGCTTAACTTGTTGAGGGCGATATTGGCCGCCTTCTCCTTTTGCTCGTCCAGATCAACCGCCCAAACATCCACCTCGGTTTTGCCCATAGCCTTGTAGACCTTGAGCCTTTGATGGCCTCCGACCACATTCCCAGTTCGCACATTCCAAGTGATCGGCTGGATGTTTCCAAACTCCGCTAGGCTCTTGGTCAATCGACCCATCGCCTCATCGGTAATTTTTCTCGGGTTATATTTTGCCGAGGAGATTTCGTTTATTTTTTTGGTTAGAAGGCAAGGGTATTTCATAAGGTTAAAAAAGTTACGCAAGATTTATGGTATAAGTGTTTGACATAAAGGTTGATGAGTCAATTCGCACAAAAAAGTCGCGCCTCGGAACC